TCTTTATAGCACCGTCAGTTTTCCCTCCGTAGTCTGCCATCAGAGATTACTTTTTAGTTATTTATTAGGGTCCAAAGAAGTTTCCATAATTCAATGATCTAAGGTATCCTATTTCATCATCTTCTACAACATGCAAGAACCCCTCCACCTCTTGCCATGTGTAGTTACGAACAGATCCCCAATGATAATTTACACCTTTAAATCCCCACCGTTGAACATCTATACATGCAATTAGAGGGAACTGGTCAAATTCAATATCTTGAGTTTTTGGTGTATAGATGAAGGTATAATATTTACCAACAGAAGGAATAATTTCAGTCTCACGGAAGACACTAATAATTTCAAACATGACATCATCACTCTTAACTAAACCCTTTACTTTTCTTTTGAGTTGGTTTACTCTTGATGATGACGACTGAATGTCTTGTCCGAAACCTTGTGCCATTACTTAATACCTAAATGGTCTTCTGTGATGATTTTAAATTCAATGCGTCTATCCTTACACCATTCATCTGCTGCTTTCCATTTTGCCTGATTAACAGCGTAAGTTTTTACCTCAGTGATATATGATTTAGACTGTCTTTTTGGTTTCTTTGGTTCCCTAGTTTGTTTTTTGGGTTTTACTTCTATCACATATGTTTTAATATCACCAGTCTGTTCTCTGACTTTGATAATAAAATCTGGATAGTATCTATGAACTCTTCCATCAACAGGTGAACGATATGGAATAGAAAATTCTTCAGAACCCCATGCTATAATATTATCATTAGCATCACACCACTTACAAAACTTTCTTTCCCAGTTACTTCGACAGATAATATTATTTGGATCGCCTTGATATTTCTTAGGAAAGGAAGGTTTGTATTTGCTTTTAATACTTTCTCCCATATCTTGTCTACATAATATATACGGTCAAAAAGTATTTATAGATGGTAGCAAAAAGACCTACAAGTGTTGGATTGTCTAAACTTAAATCTAAGTTGATGCGTCCAGCAACAACTTCACATTTTTTGTGCCAGTTTCAACCACCAGCGGGGAAAGCAATACAAAGTTTTGCATCTTCTAGAGCAGCGGATGGATTTCTAGGTGCTACAGCATATACTGATAGTGGTGGGGCAGAATTAATTGAGTTATCATGTGCCAATGCATCATTGCCAGGATCTTCATTAGCAACACACGAAATCAATAATGATTTCACAGGTGTGACTGAGAGACATGCATATAGAAGACAATATGATGAACGTTCTGATTTTACTTTTTATGTAGATAGTGATTATAAGATAATAGATTTCTTTGAAAGTTGGATGTCGTTTATTGTTGGTGAGGATAATTTAGATGAACAAGTTAATCCAAATTATTCTTATAGAATGAATTTTCCTAAGGAATATAAAACCGATTATTTGTACATAACCAAATTTGAAAAAAATTATAATTCTCCTCAAAAACTTGGAGAAGAACTTGTCCCTACATCTCTTACATATCAGTTTATAAATGCTTTTCCAATAAGCATAAATTCAATGCCAGTTTCATATGAGGGATCTGACGTTTTAAAATGCACAGTATCATTTACTTATAGTCGTTATGTGATTAATTCGCGTCCAATAACACAAAGACAACAGAATTGGGAAGATGAATTGGGTGGAGGAGACAGAATTATTGGAAGCGGGACACTGGATGAATTGAATGCAATTAAAACAGGAGCAATAAGTACTCCAGTCACATTACCAGATCAAGGTTTTGTAAATACTTAATAAATAACCATACTGAAACTTCTATAAGAGATTATGCCTTTACCAAAAATTGCTACACCAACATATGAGTTGGAATTGCCATCAACAGGAAAAAATATAAAGTATAGACCATTTCTAGTTAAGGAAGAAAAACTTTTGGTTCTTGCACTTGAAAGTGAGAATACGAAGGAAATTACTACCGCTATTAAGAATGTAATCAAAGCATGTATTCTTTCTAGAGGTGTTAAGGTTGAAACACTTCCTACATTTGATATTGAATATTTGTTTTTGAATATCAGAGGCAAGTCAGTTGGTGAAGAAATTGAAGTCAATATTGTTTGTCCAGATGATGGGGAGACTTATGTTCCTGTGAAAATTAATATTGATGAGATTGGAGTTGAAAAATCAGAAAAGCATACTAATAAAATTAAAGTAGACGATAGTCTTACAATGGAGATGAAATATCCATCACTGGATCAGTTCATCAAATCCAACTTTGATTTCTCAGAAGATGCTGGCATGGACCAGTCTTTTGATTTGGTTGCAAATTGTATTGAAAAGATTTACAATAGTGAAGAAGCATGGACATCTGCGGATTGTACTAAGAAGGAATTGATTGATTTCTTAGAGCAAATGAACTCATCTCAGTTTAAAGAGATTGAAAAGTTTTTTGAAACGATGCCTAAACTTTCTCATGAGGTTGAGGTTGTCAATCCTAAAACAGAAGTTAAGAGCACTGTTGTACTGGAGGGACTGTCAAGTTTTTTCGCGTAGGTCTCTCCCATATGGATCTTGAGACCTACTATAAATTAAATTTTTCCTTGATGCAGTACCATAAATATTCACTAACAGAGATAGAAAATTTAATTCCTTGGGAAAGGGACATTTATGTTGAATTGTTGAAGGCACACATAGAAGAAGAAAAACAAAAGCAGCAACAAAATGGGACCTGACGAACTCGACGATCTACTAGCATCTATAAGAGCAGAATCCGAAGAGGAGTCTAAGGAAAAGGGTGGTGCTTTAACATTATATGAGGGAACAAGAGAGACAGATTTAGTATCAGAATCTATAGATGAAAGAATTTTAAGACTTCTTGGATTGGAAGAAGTCTTTGATATGGATTATGCAACTTACTTATCTCTTTTAAAAGAGAAACTGGTTGCTGCTAGAATGGTTAACGCCAATCTACCGGGCGATGAAAACGAATTACTTACTGATGAGTTTAGAAGAGTAAAGCGTAAAGTTGGAAGATTTAAGATAGTTAGAAAGAAAATATCTTCTGATGATATTGGTACAACAGGAAAAGTCATTGTTTCTCCAGATAAATTTTTCTTAGTATCTAAAGCAGTTATTCCATCTACAAGTGAAGGTGACGGAAAAGAAAGTTCTTCTGACATTATAAAAAAACTAGATGAACTTATTGATGTAATTAAAAATGACAACAAACTTGAACTGAAAAAACAAGAGGATGAAAGAAAAAATAAACAGAATAAAAAAAGACAAGATGCAGAAAATAGACTAGAGTCTATTTCAAAACCAGTTCAAAGATTACTGAAGACCGTGGTTGCTCCATTCCAGAGTATCCTTGGTCGCATATTTAAGTTCCTTAAGTTTACTATACTTGGATATGCTTTTAATCGATTTGTCACATTCTTTTCTAATCCAAAAAATCAAAAGAAAATAGAAGCAATTGGTAGATTCTTAAAAGATTGGTGGCCATCACTACTTGGTGTTGCAGCATTATTCTTTACACCTCTTGGGGTTCTTGTAAAGGGTGTTATCAGTTTAATGCGATTTGCAATTCCTGCATTATTGAAAATAGTTAAACGAAATCCATACACAGCACTTGCCATAGCTGGTGTTTCTGGTATTGGTCTTATTTCAAAGTTACTTCCAAAAAGCGAAGAATCAACAGTAGAAAGTGGTGATATAAAAGGCATAGAAAACTTTAAAGATACTGGAAAACTACCTGATGTAGTAACAAAATTTAATCAGGGTGGAATCGTAAATGATCAGATATTAAAGTATAATCAAGGAGGTATGGTTCCAGTCATGCTCACAAAAGGTGAGTATGTAGTCCCACCGAATCAAGCTCAGAATATTGGTGCTTCAACATTATATGCAATCAATAATGTCAAAAATTATAATCAAGGTGGATTGATACCAGGAAGGGGACCGAATGTTGATACTGTAAGAACTCAACTAAGAGAAGGTTCTTTTGTAATTAAAAGACCAGCAGTAGATGCTTTAGGTTCTAATAATATTCACAACTTTGTATCAAACTACAATCAAGGCGGCATAATCGGAGGACTGAGATTTCCAAGAACTGGAAGAGTTATGACACCTCCTGGAAGCACAGGTGGAAGATATGTGCGAGATGGTGGAACCGTAACTAATCAGATATTTAAATATAATCAAGGTGGTATGATTGGAGGACTGAGACTTCCCAGAACTGGAAGAGTTATGGCACCATTATCCTCACAGGGAGGCACTTACGATAGAGATGGTGGAACTGTACAGAAGTTTCTTGGAATGACAGTTCCTGGATCTTTTAGAAGAACTGGATACACCTCTGAGGATATTAAAAGATATAATCGAGTAAGTCCAAATAATTATCTTGAACAGTTTGAAGCAGGTTTGAAACCTGAAACTTATTCACCAGATTTCTATCAATATGCTGCAGAGATGGGTATAGACACTGAGGGAGCACATAGAGTTAAACCAAAACCATTATCAACTTCAATTCTAAATACGGGATCTAATAATACTAGATTGAACAAAGCAATAGAAGATGCAAGTCAAATTGGTGACATGACAGGAACTCAAGGATTGATGAGAAAGGCAAGTGGCACTGCATTGCAAATGCAGGGCAGATATGATACCTTACGTGACGTTATGCGTCAGGGAGGGATATCTGGTGCAGATGAAACCATGAATCTTTATGGTAAACCAATGCTCGGACCACAATCCAGAGTTTCGCCGGTAGATATGCCACAAACCATGTCTAAAATGCAAACCATTGTATTGCCACCAACTACAATGCAAGCGAAAAAACCACCAAATCAAGGTAGTGCTGCAACAGAACTTCCTTCGTTTAATATTGCGCGTGCTAGATCTTCTAACCATGTTCTAGAATATCTTGGTATAGGATGATATGAAAACTATCGATTCCAAAAAACTATTACCTTCTAGTGGGCAGGATAAGAAACAAGTATTTCTTGTCCCTGTTAATAATATTATTCCATCTAAACCAAAACTTCTTTCTGGCATAAAACCTGAGAAGAAAGATGATGACTCTGAAAAGTCTTCAGTTATTAGTGAAAAGATTTCCGATATCACTAAACTTCTTAGATATGGTTTATTATTGAAAGAAAGAGATAAAAGAAGAAAAAGAAGAGAGCAAGAAATAAAGAACAGAAATGAAAGGGAACGTGAATTAGAAACAAAGAAGTTAGGAAAAAAAGGAGAACAAGAAAAGCAGGCAGTAAAGATTCCAGGGTCTAGCATCTTTGATAGATTGATGAGATTTGCTGGGTTTACTCTCCTGGGATTTTTATTCAATAATTATGGTAGACTTCTTCCTCAACTTAATGTTATTGGTCGTATTTTAAAACCAGCTGCGGTTGGTATTATGAATTTTGCGGAAGGACTTCTGTCAAATACTGTTGATTGGATTGAAAAAGGATATAAAGCTTATGATGCTGTATCTGAATTCACAAAAGAAATTGGTGGAGAAAACTTTCAAAAATTATTCAATGATTTTTCTGGTGCTTTAACTCTTGCTATTAATGGTGTTATCATTGCTGGTGCTGCTGCACTTCGTGGTGGTCTGTTTAAAAAACCTTCACAGTCTCTATCACGACCTAAGGCAATCAGTTCGCCTAATACTACAAGGGGATTTAGATCCCCTGGGCGATATCGTCTTCCCGGACAAGCTGCTGCTGGAGGTACATTTCAAGAAAATTTAATCAGACAACAACGAACAAGACAAGGAATGCTATCACCAAGCAGATCAAGAGGACCTCTTGGTAGACTTAGCGCGATGGGAAGAGGATTTGGTGCTAGTCTTGAAACCGGAACTGCATTTGGAGGTGCAGGAGGTGGCATTCAAAAAGGTGCTGTAAGCACACTTAGAAAAGTAACAAATCTTGGAAGAGGAATTGGTGGTGGTGCTAGAGGAATTCCTATTATAGGTCCATTAATTAATTTTGGAATTTCTATAGCACTTGGAGACAGACCAGATAAAGCAGCTGCTGGTGCTGTTGGTTCTGCTTTTGGAGCAGCTTTGGGTAGTTTTCCAGCATTACTTCCTTTTGGTGGTCCGATATGGGGAGGATTACTAGGTGATATAGTAGGTAGAAGTTTATATGATGTTGTTTTAAAATTTACAGGAACACCCACAGAGGAGTTTAACAAAGGTGGTATGGTTAATCCACCACCACAATTGCCGAAAGCAAAGAAGGAAAAGGAACCTGAACCTGATTTATTTAAAGATTCTTTAGGAACCCTAAAAGGTAAAAAAATATATGGTAGTGGTGATAAAGAGGAATATGAAAAAGTCTTTGGTATTATAAAGGGAACGTATGACAGTATACTTAATACTTCTGGTGGATTTATCAGTAGTTTGATGGCAGGTGCCATTGGTTTACTTGCAGGTAATGACTTTGACGAAAATCTTCTGAAACATGTTGGTGATAGGTATGGAATAACTACCGTTAATGGAATGAGAGATCTTAGCAATAAAACAAAAGATATCTTAAATCGAGAAAGTTCTAATATTATAGGGAAGAAGAAGGATCTTGATGATGCAGGTCAGGATAAAAAGGGTAAAAATCAATGGTGGGATTTTTTAGATCTGTTCCCTAATTCTAAAAGTGATAGTCGAGGCAGTGGTAGTGAAGGTGGTTCAGGTGGTGGCACTCCAAAATACACTGCTTCAGATGGTTCATTAAAAGGAAAGATCAGATCATTGGAATCTGGTGGTGATTATGGATCTACATTTAAGAGATATCTTGGTGGTTTCTCAAGAAAAGATGAAGATATTACCAAAATGACAATCAATCAGGTTGTTCAATATCAGAAAGATTACATCGCCCATCAAAAGAATATAGGTATTAAACCAGAGCATAGAAGTGCTGCGGTTGGTGCATATCAAATGTTATATCCTGAAGTTGCTGCAAAAAAAGTGGGTGTTGATTTGAATGCAAAATTTGACCAAGAAACTCAAGATAAACTTGCAGAGTATTATCTCAACATGGCAGGACAACAGAAATTTCTAGCTGGAGATATCACTGCGGAACAATATAATGATAGACTGGCAGGTCAATTTGCTTCGATTAAAACAGTCTCTGGAGGAGGTGTTTACGATGATGATGGTGTCAATACAGCATATGGTTCGGTTTTAGATGAAATTAAAAGAACTAAAGCGAAACCCACTAAACTAAAATTAGAACCTCAAAAAAAATCTGACATAAAAGAGATTGCGATGACTCCTGCATATAATACAATTGAACTACATACCGTGTTGGTTCAACCTGTAATAGTGGGTTAAATAGTTAATAAAAGATATGAGCAGAACACAGTCCTTAAAATACAATAAGTTTGAGATTTATTCAAACGAAGATAGTAGTAAGTTTGGAAATATTTCTGGGGGCACTCCTAAAGTTCTCTATCGGGAAAGTGTTCTTGAACCATCTATTGAAATTTCTGTAGATGTCCTTGAAACTGGTGGTGCTTTTCCTGATGGCAAAACTATATTGGAAGGTCTTCCTCTTTATACTACAGAAAGAGTTCAATTTGAAATTGAACTAGACGAAAATAAAGTATCTTTTAAAAATCAAGATGATTTAAGAGTTGCTAGTATTGAAAACATAATGGAGTCTTTCTCAAATGTTTCATATAATTTGAAGGTTGTATCTAAAGAAGCATTTGATAATACGCTTTGTGATACTAGGGTTAAAAGGAAATTGGAGGGTAAGATATCTACAATTGTAGCTGATATAATTCAAAATGATTTGGGGTCTGATAAACCTGTCTATGTAGATCCAACACATAATAGTTATTATGATTTTGGTGGAGATATGTCACCATTCAGTAAGATTTTAGAACTTCAAACCTATGCTATTCCGGATGGGATGTCTGGAAAGAGTGCTGGATATTTGTTTTGGCAAACTTCTGAGGGATTTCATTTCAGATCTTTAGATAAACTGTTTGATAAAAAAGGAAAATATATCAAAAAATTTATTGAGAATAAAAAACCAGGACCTCCGCCAGTAGGATACGATGGAAAAATATTACAATCTTCTAGAATTAGATCTATTAATGGATTAGACCAATTTGAAACAGGTTCTTATGGAACAATTTTGGAAGTTTTTGATTCAGTCATTAAAAAATATGTTAGGAAGGAACCCTCAACCCCACCACCAGAAGGAAATGGAAACATCGCCGGTAAAAAATTACCAACGTTTCATCCAGATCTTCATGGAAAAGCAACAGATAAGATCCAAGTACGTAAAAATAATGGTGGATCGTTTTCATACGAAGACAAACCGGAACGTCAAGTTGAAAAATTTACAGAGGAGGATATAGTAGTAGAGGAGGTAATATATCAGGCAAAGCAAAATTTCAGACAAAAATTTACCACAGTTGCTGAGATTACAATACCTGCAGATCTTAGTTTACATGCTGGAGATCTGATTGAGTGTGATTTCCCTGGAATGACACTAGATAAAACTACTAAAAAATCATCTAGGGATAGTGGTATATATATGATAGCAGACTTATGTCATTATGGTGATAGGTCCCAATCTTACACGGGACTTCGTTTAGTTAGAGATTCTTTTGGATAGTATTTGGAGTAACTTAAATGGAAAACATCGAAGCACACATTGAGAAGGATAAAAAGATCCTAGAGGATCCTACAACTTCTCCACAGCAGCGTCGTCACGTTGAGGGAGAACTGCATGAACTTGAAGTTTATGTAGAGAATCATAAGGATGAAATTGAAGCAGGAGATCACCATGATCCAACTGCACTTGAACTGTATTGCGAAGTAGAACCAGGCGCACCAGAGTGTAAAACCCACGATAACTAATGTCAGATATCAGGACGCTTTATAATTCTGCCATCTTAAAGAAGAGTGGGTATGCAGAAGTCAAACCCACTCTTGCACGAATTGCCCCTGGCAATGAGTCTGAGATAGCTTATGTTGCAACTTTACCGCAAGGTAAATATGATACTGATCCGACAGAAAAGGATCAGTATCGTCCTGGATATAAAATATTCGTATTAGGTGAGCATGAAGAAGGAACACCAACCTTACAACTTCCTTGGGCAACTCCTTACGGACCACCCGGACTTGCAAATGGAGACACACCACTTCGCTTACCACCCAACACATACGTTGAGGTTATTAGGCATGGTGAACGTGAGGGGCAACCATTTTATTGGATTGTAAATGTACTTCCAAATTATGAGATAAATCCAGAAGACAGTGGATATGTTCCTGGATCATCATTGTATTTTGTTCCAGAGGATTGTGTAAATCCATCCGGAACTGGAATTGCTCCAGGGTGTGAAGCGAATATCAGTGTTCCAAATTTAGCGGATAAAAAATTAAATAGAGATAACTACTCAATAAAACTACCACAACCATCAAAATGTGTTAAAGTTGATACTTCAGCAATTAATGGTAGAATAGCAAAATTAATGAAAGATATATCAGACCTAAGAACAGAGTTACTTGGTTCTGATAGTTTCATAGCAACAAGTCAAGACTTTTTAAATTCTATAAATGAGGAAGTAGATAAAGCATCATCTTTCCTTTCAAAAAAAATTGCCTGGTTAATACAAGAGATAAGAAGAACCACAATACGTGGTATTAATGTAGTTATTAATAACACCATAGGGAATGTATATCTCAATCTTAGATATGAAATCTTGGATAAAAGTGATCTTGCACTTGATGGTGTTTCTTGTATGTTTCTTAAAATACTGCAAAACCTTAGGGGTCTGATTAGTAAGTTTTTGAAAAACTTTATTGATAAGTTTATCAACACTGGAGTTTGTGTCATAGAATCTTTCTTATCAACTTTGTTGGGAAATTTGATGGCACAAATCAAGTCCATTCTTGGATCAATATTGGGACCTATACAACAACTTTTAGGTGCAGGTGCTAATTTTATTAATAATGTTCTTTCCTTTGTTGAATCTATTCTAGGTTTCTTAGATTGTAAACCACCAGCAGTATGTACGGTAACAAATGAATGGAACTTCTTAGATGGTGCAGTATCACCTACTCCAACTTTAGATTTTAATTCAATATTTGAAAGCGCAAAAGGAATTGGTGATGCACTCACTGCAGTTGGCAATATACCATCCGATTTAGCAAATCAAAATTTTGATATTGGTGATGCATTTGATGGTGCTTTGGCCGCTGCTGAAGGTTGTCTTGGTGGACCTGGTAACATTCTTAGATGTGGACCTCCGGAAGTTGTATTCTGGGGAGGTGAAGGTGGAGGAGCAACTGGCAATGCTGTTGTGAATACACTTGGTGAAATTATAGGAGTTGATATTATAACCTCTGGCAATTATGTAAAACCACCATTTATTGATATCAAAGATAGTTGTGGTAATGGAAGGGGTGCTATTGCTGTTCCCGTTTTAGGTCCAATACCAGATCCTCCACCTGGTCCTGGAATTGGTACTACTGGTGGTCCTGGTGGTCCTGGTGATGATGGTGATGGTGATGGCGTTCTTATTCCTCTTATTCCCCCCACCGATATTGGAATTGGTACTACTGGTAGTCGTACTCGATTAGGTTCACCACCAGTAGTACCGATCACAGGAATTGGTACTACTGGTAATTTTGGAGTTGTTGAAGTGATAATAAAAGATCCTGGATATAACTATCCATCAATAAATGATGGAAGTCTTGGTGGTGGTGGGAGAACCTTTGCTAACAGATGTCAGAGTGCTATAAGAAGATCCGATACTCAAGTATGGGAAGGACCTTTTGACGAAGGTGATATTATTGATATAAAAATTGGAGATCTAGTATACATTTCAGGACAACCCGAATATATCTCTGAAGTTGAAGAGTCTATCACCGCACCAGGATGCCCACCAACAGTTTCTGGTATTACAACTGTTCCTCCATCAGGACGACCTCGGGCAGGTAGATGTCAAACAACTGTATATCGAGCGAATAATAAATGGGAAACTCCTTATAGTAAAGGTTCCACAATAACTGCATACTATGGAGATAGAATAACTTTTGGTGATGGTGTTGTTGGTGTCCCCGGCAAAAAATCCATATTAATAGATGAAAACTTTACTCAGGATATGATACCGGGATGTGTGATCAAGGGGACTAGTCCTAAAATTAAGGATATGACTAACTTTGATTATACTCAAGGAAAAACTTATGAGACTGGGATCAAGCAACAATTTGGAGCGTTTCTTGATCTTCGACTTGCAAAAGAACAAGGATTTTCTGATCAAGATGTAAGATTTTTCTTGACAAACAAGTTCTCTGAAAGAATTGGCAAGAAAATGCAAGATTTATTAGATGATCCTGAATGGGGTAAAATTCCTGAATACAGTGTTACATTTACTGTTCCCGGATGTCCTCCAGGAACGCCCGAACAACTTCCAACTGGTGGTGGTCCGACTCGCGGTACTTATAATTTAATATCCATTATTGGAGATTTTGAAATTAGTAATCCTGGATTTGGTTATACAACTGGCGATACTGCCACAATCATTGGTGGTGGTGCAGACATTGAATTGGAAATTACTAATGGTGGAATCAGTGGTGTAAATATCATTAATTCTGGTATGGGATTTGATTCTATTCCAGAAGTACAGATAAATACAGACACTGGATACAATGCAAGATTGACCCCAGTTCTTTCATTCATTAGGGAAGATCTTGCAGGTGATATACCATCAGGAACGAAGATTCTCAGTGTCGTTGATTGTGTAGGTAAAAATTGATGAGAAAAGTACATACATTTGCACAGAAAGGAACCAATGAAGGCAAGGTCCAGTATGGCACCGTGCTGCCAAGTGGATCAAAGATGGCAATCATGGTTCGCAATATGTTCAATGATCCCGAATTTAAAAAAGATCATTATATTGGTTTGCAAATGGAGGGCAAATTAAAAGGTTCTACCCTAGAAAGATCGCCTGCAGTTCATCAAATTATTTGTGGCGAAAAACCGCAAGGTGATCTTGCAGGTATGTGGTATGCAGAAAATGGTAACATTTACATAGGAGCACCGGAAGGAAAAGTTATAATCTTTGCGGAGGATATTGAAATACTTGCTTCTGGTGATGGGGCTACAACGGGGAATGTTATTATTGAATCTAATGCTGCAACTGAAATTAAATCACCAGACGTTACAATAGAAGCTGCTGATATATTAAAACTTGAAGGTGAGAAAAGAGTGGTTATTGACACCACAGGAAGAGTATTTATTGAAGGTATGATAAAGTGCATTGAAGGTGTTGATGCAGCTCCATTGGCAGCGTCCACTGGAAATCTTACCGTCCCACAACGATTTATTGCTGTTAAAAAATTCATCGAGAGTGTTCCGGGAGTAGGGTAAAAAATGGAAGTAAATCAATTACACGTAGGCACCAGTATACAAGTTACCGCAGGAAGTCTTGGTGCGGCACCAGGACTACCAAACCTTGCACATCAATCAGCAACGCAAGCATCTACTGTTCCTGGAACTATATGGGCTGATGGCGGTCTTCATATTGGTTCACCAATATTTGTACCTGGAGAGACTCTTGTTGGGTTTGCAAGAGCACCAGTTCTTACAAATCCAAAAGCTTCAGCGAACTTATCAATATTTAAAGTTACAAGTCGAGGATTTACTCCAACACCAATTGATGTTGTGGTTGGTGATCCAAGTGGACCTGTTGGTGTTGCAGTAAATGGTACGCAGGTCAATATGCTTATTGCTACGAGCATGAATATTGTTTGTCCTGCTACAAATCATGTTGGAACATTTAAAGTAGTTGGATTAGAATCTGTGATTGGTGCTAAGATTGCAAAAGCTGTTAAAACAGCAATCGGAAAGGAATCAAAGATAGGTGCTTTTGTTTCTAGTGGAGCAAAAGCACAAAATGGTGTCTTAAAAAATAATGGTATAGTTGCTAACCCAGTTTCCAAAACACCAGTTGTTGTTGGTACGGCAACTGGAAATAAACCTGCAAGTGCTTTTGATATTCCACATTGGAAAAAGAAAAATACTAGAGTACGTCATCTTTGCGCTGAGGGCCCTGAAGCAGGAATCTATATTCGTGGAAAACTTGAGGGTTCAAATGTCATTGAACTACCAGAATATTGGCAAGGTCTAGTTGATTATGATACAATTACAGTATCTCTTACGCCCTTTGGAAAACCTGATAAATCTTTATACGTAAAAAATATTACAGAAGATAAAGTGATTGTCTCTTCAGATCATTTAACGCAAGTTAAATGTTTTTATGAAGTGTGGGTAGCAAGGTGGATTGATCCAAGAGATCATGATAAAATATTACATGTCACTTATGAAGGAGAAACGCCTGCAGATTATCCCGGCGATCCCAAAGATTTCTTAGTAGGTGGTTGGGACTATGATAGAAGAAAACAGGAATGGTAGATAAATCAAATGATAATTATTTTTAATTGGAGGAACCAATAATGGGTATAAGAAGAAAGATTGCAGATAGAAAAAAGCAAGCAGATGAAGCCATAGAATATATGGCTGAAGAGATTCTTGTCGCTGATGCTGAAAAGGAAGAATATGATTCAGAGATTAAAAAGATTGATAAAAAGTTGGTAAAACAAATTAATATTGTCAATCAATCCATTGCAGATGTGGGAATTGCATACCAAAATAGAATAGATGCGGGTTGTCGTTCTGATTTATTCTGGAGAGTTATTGGAGTGACCCCAGGTAGTGGTGGTCAACAATCTCAAACACAATACACTTTGCAATGTGTTCAGATATCAAAGAATGGATATCCAGTCGAAGAACCCACAGCACTAAACCCCACAGGATTTACAACTTACTTAGCTAAGTATGTAGGAGGGGACTCTAATACAGGAATTGTTAGCGTTTCTTATGATACAGTAGAATTGCCTGATAAAAGTAAGGTCATACAAGATGGTGCGGGATTTAGTGTTGATAATTTTCACGGATTAAAGTATGTGAATCAACCAATAACTAAGGATATTGGTGATACTACGGTAGCTAGTTTTAGTGGGATTGTTGGGTTTGGATCAACTGCTTTAACGATGTTGAGTCGGTATTCAGATAATCTTTTTGAAGAATTTGAAATAGGTCAACGTATTATTTGTGATAAACCTGGGGTGTTTAGTCAAGAGGTAAATACGATTGTTGGATTTTCTTCAGCAATTATTGATATGAGTGTAGTGTCCGCTGGATTGGGAGTTACATCTGTTCTCGTCATAGAACTTGAAGATGCCACAATTGGATTTGCAACAGCACCAGAATCTGATGGAAGTTTTGTCGATTTTACTGTAATTGATAATCCAGTTGGAATTAAAACATACAATGATTATGCTATACCTTTTGACAAAAATCCATTTTCGCCAGAAGAACATGGAATTGTTACGGGAGATACTCTTGGAATAGGAATATCTGTATTTTATACAAATTCTGGTTTATCTTCTGCTACTAGAAGTTGGAAACCAGAAAATGCAATTGAAGGATATGAACCGGAAATTCCTGATGTAAAACCACCACCAGTTGGTGCAGGTCAAATTGTTTATATTGAAGGATTTGAAGAAAGACCAATAGACGCATTTGGAGATCCTGCAGAAGCTGGTGATGTAATCACTAGTACACTGAATGCATTAACAATTGCGACTAATCCGTTATATGAACCCACTCCTTCATGTTCTTCGCAGATAGCTGATGCGCTCACAGATGCAATAGCAGATCGTGACGCAAAAGAAGCTGCACTTGCATCAGATTTAGGTAGATTTAATAAAAGAGTTCAGGCAGTTAATGCTCTTCGTAATGAAAGAGATAATAATTACAATGCACGTATTCACGCATGTCGTTCTGCCATTGGTTCAGAAATTGATGAAAAAAATCGCCTAGATGTCTTACTCGAATATCTCACTCAAGAAGAAATAGAAACATGACTACACTATCACACCCTTCAATCGAAAATTATAATCTTAATCTTGAAGGGTTACTTGGACCAGAAAATGCCGTTTATTATCGTGGCAGAATTACTAGTAAAACTGAAATCAAACTTCCAAACTATTGGGAAGGATTAGTAGACTACAGATCCATTTCAGTACATCTAACACCAATTGGTGCTCACCAAAATATCATTGTTAAGCGTGTTGATGAAGAGATGGTTCACTTACAACCTCAGGGTGGTATGCCTATTGATGCTTACTATCTTATCATTGCGGAGAGGATGGATGTGCCACGTCTTAAAGTGGAGCAAAGGGTTGACACGGATTGATCGTCATCCTATAATAAGCAAGTAATCAAACGAACCACATGCAAGAAGACTACCTGACCCGTTGCGTCGTTGATCCTGTTAAGCGTAGTTTCTATATCTATTCCGAGCAAGGTGATGATCGTGTGATAGAATGTGAGACTGTAGATCAGTTCATGTCTGTGCTTGAAATGTGTCGCAATCTTCTTGATGAAGATACTCTTATTTACTCACCCCTCTAAACCAAAATTGACTTTTAATTCCAAAAAAGGTCGAAAAAAAATTCGCCAAATTTTTTGACCTGTAGGGTTTTTTGAAAAAATGATTAAATACACAGAATCTTTTTACGACGAAATTATCAAGTGTTATGAGTATGAGACCAGAAACACGTCAATCTATGGAAATGTTATTTTCCGCAAAATGGAATCTGCCAAAAGCAGCGGAAAACTGTGGGTTAACAAACAAGGAGATGAAAATCACTTTTAACGAATATTGTAGATTTCACCTTCCCACCTGGGAGGAGTGATTTTTGCGAGTGTGGCGGAATCGGTAGACGCACCAGACTTAAAATCTGTTGGGAGTTAATCCCGTGGGGGTTCAAGTCCCCCCACTCGCACTAAATATACGAAAGTAGGTGCTGCCTATGAAATATGAAATTGATGCCAGATATGTTTGGTATAATGAAGGAAAACAAATAGTCCTTATGTATTTCATTCAAGGTATGCCATTTACATTTGACGAAATTGATGACTGGGCAGAAGATCCAAAACTTATTGAACTTGCTGATCAAGAAAAACGTTATTCTATAGATCATGTATACGAAGCATCAAATTACTTAATTCAGGAAGAGTGTCATCCTATGTTGTTTGATGTAGAATTGAAAAATCCGGAAATTATGCCAACTGACTGAAAATTATGAAAATTAACTTATGGTACTCTAAAAGTATGGGGCAATGGAGATGGACTTTATCTGAAGAATTTAGGAATGGTGTTACTAAGATAGAACAACATTCTGGACAACAACCAATGTTGCGCGATGCTATGGATGACGTTGCAAATACAGTTGAATATATATTAGATACAAAAGAAGAATAAGTATGCTATAATATAACTTCCGTGTGAAGGATTTGCATTCTGTGCATATAGGCACCCAGACATCTGGGTGCTTTTTTCTTGTGATAAATAATCTATAACAGAACTTATCGTGCTAATAAGATGCCTCTCAGTCGTTTAGATAATTTTCTAAAGAATACCCGTGGCAATATACTCTATGTCAATCCGAATGATTTAGATTCCACAGATAGTGTAGAAAATCAGGGTAATTCATTAACTCGCCCATTTAAAACTATCCAACGTGCTCTGGTAGAAGCAGCAAGATTTTCTTACCAAAGAGGTCTGGATAACGATAGGTTTGGAAACACAACTATTATTTTATATCCTGGTGAACATGTAGTAGATAATAGGCCAGGATGGATACCAGATGGTCCAAATAACTATAGACTTAGGAATGGGGCAACATCAAATGATCTTCCTCAGTTTGATTTAACGACCAACTTTGATTTAAGCACTGAAAATAACGTTCTTTATAAACTCAATAGCATTCATGGTGGTGTTATCATTCCAAGAGGCACTTCTATTGTTGGAATGGATCTTAGAAAGACTAAAATTCGTCCAAAGTATATTCCAAACCCAGAAAACGACAATATTGAAAGAAGTGCATTATTCCGTACAACTGGTGCTTGTTATTACTTCCAGTTCTCCATATTTGACGGAGATCCAAATGGTGTAGTTTACAAAGATTATACACAAAACACTTTTGTTCCTAATTTTTCACACCACAAATTAACTTGCTTTGAATATGCTGACGGAAAAAATCCCATAGACATTGATGATGGAATTATCACATATAGCACAACCAGAACTGATCTGGATATGTATTATGAGAAGGTTGGACTTGTTTACGGTCCTTCTTCTGGTAGAGAAATTGAACCAGATTATCCCGCAGCAGGTTTAGACATTCAACCAAAAATTGAAGAATTCCGTATTGTTGGACCTACTGGTGGAGATGTTGGAATTACCAGTATTAAGGCGGGTGATGGTCTTACTTCATCTACCGTAATTACAGTTACCACATCAGAACCATTTGATGGCATCTCTGTGGATACTGCTATCCAAGTCAATGGAATTAGTGCCAATGGATATGATGGTAAGTATGTTATTAGTGATATCATAAGTCCAACAGAATTTAAATATCAAGTTTCTGTTGCTCCTACTAATCCAAGTCCTGTACCAACTGGTGCTACTGTAAATTTAAGTGTAGATACGGTTACTTCTGCATCACCTTACATCTTCAATATCTCACTGAGATCTGTATTTGGTATGTGTGGTCTTCATGCAGATGGAGATAAGGCTGATGGATTTAAATCCATGGTTCTTGCACAATTCACTGGTATTGGTTTACAAAAAGATGATAATGCATTTGTAAAGTATGATAAAACCAGTGGTCTTTATCGTGATAACACCTTTGCTGGCAATGAAAATCTACACAGCGATTCAAGATCTAGATATAAACCAGAATATCAAAACTATCACGTAAAGTGCAGCAATAACGCCATTCTGCAAGTTGTTTCTGTATTTGCTATTGGTTATGCGAACCATTTTCTTGCTGAAAGTGGTGGAGACCAATCAATTACAAACTCCAACTCAAACTTTGGTGCTCAAGCACTGATTGCTAAAGGATTCCGAAGAGATGCTTTTTCAAGAGATGATGTTGGATATATCACCCATATTATTCCCCCTAAAGAAATTACTGATGCAAATGTAAATATTGAATTTGATTCTATTGATGTAAATACAACTGTTGGTGTTGCGTCAACAAATAGACTATATCTTTACAATAGAACTAACCAAGATGTTAAACCATCTAATGTTATAGAGGGATATCGTATTGGTGCAAAGGAAAACGACCAGTTAAAGTGTCTTATTTCGGCAGAAGAGTATTCTGCAAGAATTATTCTTCCAAGCACTGAATTTAGTGGAAATGAATCAACTTCTAAGAAAACATTTAGTGTTGGTAGAGTTGGTGTTGCTAATAGTATTGCTTCCAATATTATTACATTAAATCGACCACATAGTTTTATTGAAGGTGAATCTATTCGCGTTATAAGTGACAATGGATTTCTTCCAGATGGTCTTGAAGATAATAAGATCTATTATGCAATTACATCTGGAATTAGCACATTCCAAATTAAAGTTGCAAAAACATTAAATGATGCTTTAAACGGTCAACAGTTACCAATCAATAACAGAGGTGGAAGACTTTCTGTAGAATCTAGAGTTTCTGATAAAAATTCTGGAGATATAGGACACCCAATTCAATATGATGGAAATCAAGGTCAATGGTATGTTAACGTAGCTACTGCGTCTAGTGATAACAATCTTTATAATGAAATTGTATCTTTGGGTTCAACTGTTCTTGGTTCTGCTACTCCAAGAACATATATTACAAGACAACCAGATACGAGAAACCTTGCAGACTCCATTTATAAGATGAGATATGTGATTCCTGCAGGATCTGGAATCACATCTGCAAGACCACCAGTGGATGGATTTGTTATTCAAGAATCTAGTGATACCACTGGATTAACAGATTTAGAGGTTCAATCGTATTTTAGTCCAACAACAATTTCTCTGAATAATGTTAATGAGCAGAGAAACTTTAGATTTATTGCTGGGGCAAATTGGGATGGAAGTAAAGCATATTATGAGACGGAATTGCCACACAACTTGTCAGTTGGATCTGTCATTGAGATTAAAGGTGTAACCAGTTCTGCAAATACTTCGGGTATTTCTAGTTCTGCATATAATAATACCTTTACTGTCTCTGGAATTAGTAGTACAAAATCCTTCTTTGTTGATCTTGCAGATAATCCAGGAACATTTACGAATGACACCACAAATAGAACTACTGCACTTCCTAAATTTGAGCGTAAGAATTATAAAGATACTTATTACATCTATAGATCTCAAGAAATTCAGAGATATGTTGCAGGAGAACAAGATGGTGTTTATCATTTAATTGTTCTTAACGCATCAAATGCCCCGACTGTTGCTCCGTTTACTGGTGAGAATTTCTCCCAACCAGTAAAAAATCTATATCCACAGTCAAATAGAGATAATGCAGCGTCAGATCCAGAAAAATCAATTTCATATGCTACTGCTACCACTATTGGTGAAGTTAATATTGATAGTCCAGAGCATAGTATTACTAGAGAAACTTTTGAGAAAAAATTAGTTGATGTTGGCGTTGGGTTTGGCATCACTGATATTATTTCTAATCCAACAGGAACAGCACATACTATTCGTACTTCATATGATCATGGATTGAATAGAATTACTTCTGTTAGTATTGGAAATAGTGGTGTTGGATATGGGAATGGAACTGCAGGATCTATTTACAATGCAAAACTTGTTGGAACTGCTGGATCGGTAACTGGAGAACATGCAACTGCAAGAATTTCTATAGATGCTCTTGGAGGAATTACTGATGTTGAGATTATGGATGGCGGTTCTGCTTATGGAATCGGTAATACTCTTTCTGTTGTTGGTGTTGCAGTAACATCTGGTCATGTTCCAGGTTATGTAACAGTTACTGACATTTATGATAATACGAATGATGTTATTAAGATTTCTGGAATTTCTTCAGCATCGGTAAGTGATTATAACCAACTTTATAGAATTACTTCTGTTCCTGTTGGACTTACCACTGAATTTATTGCAGAATCTGCAGATCCAGTAGGAATTGCCCGCACTATGGGCATTAATGTTGATGTTACAACTGATGCGTTTGCATACAATACTGGTGAAGCACTGAATATTGTCAGTTTGGTATATGATAATGTTTCCGGTCTTGCCACAGTAACTACTGCACAAAATCATGGTCTTGCAGTTGATAATAAAATTCGTGTAGATAATGGAGTCATAGATCTTTATAATGGTAACTTTATTGTTAAACAAGTTACTGGATTGAATAAATTTATTGTCAATATTGGAGTTAGCACAAATGTCCCAACACCTTTAGATTCCACATTCGTTTATAGAAATGGTTATTCTTCAAATGAAGGTAATGTTACACTTGAAGATGAAAATCTTTCAGGTCGTCAAGTTACATCATATGCGGGTATTACAACTACATTATCTGCAGTAATTTCAAGTGCAACTACTTCCGACATTCAACTTCAAAATGTATCAAGTCTTGATGTAAAGATTGGTGATTATCTTGAAATTGGTGGAGAAATTGTAAGGGTCAAAGAAACCGTAGTTACCAATCCAATTTCAGTATTCAGAGGAGTTCTTGGTACAAGAGCAACTGCACATCCTATTAACTCTGTGGTTAGAAGAATTAAACCACAACCAGTTGAGTTTAGAAGAAATTCAATTCTCCGTGCATCTGGTCACACCTTTGAATATCTTGGTTATGGTCCTGGCAACTATTCAACTGCTCTTCCTGACAGACAAGACAGACAACTGTCAACTTCTGAGGAATTCTTGTCACAATCAGTCAAGAATGATGCTGGTGTAGTTGTTTACACTGGTATGAATAGTGATGGAGATTTCTATATTGGTAATAAGAAGGTAAGTTCTGCTACAGGTCAAGAAGAAGTCTTTGATGCACCTATTCCTACAGTAACTGGTGAGGATATTGCACCAACCGGCGTAAGTGTTGGATTTGATGTTCTTTCGCCACTTGAAGTTTCAATCAGTCGTTCACTAAGAGTTGAGGGTGGTTCTGATAACAATATCATTTCTGAATTTGATGGACCAGTTGTCTTTAACAAAAAACTTACGTCTACGGCGGACAGTGGAATTGAGGCAACCTCTTTATTCTTACAAGGAGATGCAACTGTATCTAGAAAGTATACTGTAGGAATTGCGACACCGATTCTTTCAGGAAACCCCGGCGACATTGTATATAATGCAACACCGGACAAAGGTGGATATCTTGGATGGGTCTATACTAATGATAATGATTGGTATCGTTTTGGTGATGTAAGTCTCTCTAAAGATGTAAATATCAGTCTTGTAGATAAAGTTGGTATTGGAACTGATATCATAAATGAAAATACTTTAACAGTTGGCGGTGGATCTTCAATATTCTTTGTAAATGGATCTGGACAAGTTGGTCTTGGAACAACATCCACTCAAGGATACAAGATGTATGTAAATGGAACTGTCTTCGGAGCATTCTCCGGCGATGGTTCGCAATTATCAAACCTTGATAGTATTTGGGAAGAAGATTCTACAAATACATTTGTCTTTGATAAGGATGATGTCAATCATCGTGTTGCTATTGGATCGTCTGAAAATATCACTGCACAACTTCAAGTTGCAGGAACTGCAACAACTTCAATACATGCAGCAAATCAATCTAGATTCCAGAAAGTAGCACATTTTGAAGAGGAAGTTCATATTGCCGGTATATTAACCGCCTCTAATTATCACTTAGATGGATTTGCTGGTGGAACTGCAACTGGATTTATTAGATCAGGAATAACTACCACTAATCTTCTTCATGTTGGAACTGACGGAAGTGTTCTTGATGCTTCTGCAGTTACAGGAAGAGTTGGTGTTGGCATAGCTATTCCAAGATCTAAATTTGATGTAGAAGGATTAACAAGACTGAAAACACATCATGAGAATGTACAATCCGTCACCAGTTCTTCAAATGTTGTTACTTTAGATTTGTCTGAAGCACAAAACTTCACTTTAACATTGACAGAAAATGTATCATACTTTGTTATCACCAACGTACCATCAGACGCAAGTAGTTTTACTATTAAGATATCTCAAGATGGCGTTGGAGGTAGAACTGCTACTATTGATGACTTAAGACAAAGTGGCGGCGCATTAATTCCGGTTAATTGGCCTGGTGGAGGTGTTCTTCCTTTTGTAACATCTACTGCTAATAGATCTGATATCTATACATACAAAACATTTGATGGTGGTTCTACTTTCTATGCAGTTGTTGTTGGTCAAAACTTTAACTAAGATTAGCGATGATTATTAAGCAGACTACTCTGGACCTTAATGGTCCAGAACTTTCTTTTACAGTTCACCCCCAGTCCCAAACCGTTAATAGTGGTGATAGTGTAGTATTTACAGGTAATGCTGTTGCTTCATTTCCAACACAGGATCCAATAAACCCAGCAACTAATACCGGAACGATTGTTTACCAATGGTATGTCCAAGGAGATGGTGCCCCTGAAGATGGTCAGTTAGAAGATGGATTAATATCCTCTTTAGGTGCTACGTTTACAGGAAGTTCGTCGCCTATATTAACTGTTAGTAATGTTACTAATCCCACATCCAATGGTCTTAGTTTTTACCTAGAGGCAGATTATGTATCAACTGCATATGCAGATCCACATATTTCTCCTGTAACTGTTGGGACAGCAAGATCAACGGGTAACGCTATCAATGATCCTCATGCATCTAATCTTGCTACTTTAACTGTAAATCCTACAATATCAGTTACTTCTCATCCATCTAATCAAGAGGTTGCTGAAGGTTTATCTGCTACTTTTACTGCAAGTGCAACAGCAAGTGATGGAAGTGAGGTTGGCGTTCAGTGGCAACTAAACGGTGTTGACTTAACTGATAGTTCCACTGTAGCAGGTTCTACATCCAATACACTAACAATAGCATTATCCTCTGCTTCGATTAATGATATAAGAGCAAAGTTCACTCATCCAACGGCATCAAACAGTCCAATATTTTCTAATAGTGCAACATTTACCGTTGTTCTTGCAAGAGCAATGGTAAATTATGAATTTTTTGGTTCTGGTCAACGTAGATTTGGTAGTTTTAATCTAGCAGACCAACCTAATGATACTTATACATTTTATGCAGACAAAAATCTTGGTTCAAATTCCACTGTTTTATATGTACCTGAAAAGGATGTTGAGGTTGAAATTGAAGTTGCTGGTGCTGCCGGAGATGATAGTGGATCAAGGACAGGCGGTCATGGTGGAGTTACAACTATAAGATATACATTACAACAAAATAGAGAATATGTTTTAAAAATTGGACATGCTGATGGATATGGACTAGGACCAAAAGGTGGAACTCCTAATGGTGGTGGCGCAACATTTTTCCACCATGGAGGAATTGTTATTACCGTTGGTGGCGGCGGTGGTGGCGCTAGTAGTGGTGGAAATGGTGGAGATGGTGGTGGTGCGGGACAAGCAGGACAATCTGGAACTGGAAGTGGTGCTGGATCTGCTGGATCGGCTGTTAGCAATGGTACAATGCCCGGCACTGGAGGAAGTTTTGCAAATGGAACAGTTGGTGGTCAATTAGAATCTTGTACTTTAGGTAAATATTGGGCACAACAAGGTGTTTCTCCATGTAGTTTTATGGGGTTTGGATATTTACTTAATGCTATTGGTAATGTTGTCAGTGGGACAACAAACACTATTATTAGAGGATTTAAAGAAGGTATAGCATATAGAAATAATGGTGGTAAAGGATCCTATGGCGGTGGCGGTGCAGGAGCAAGAGGTGGTAACGCATCAACTTCCAACGGAGGAGGTGGAGGCGGATCTGGATATTGGAATGGAGAAGGAACTTTTGTAAGTGCAACCAGAGGTGGTAATAGTAGTATTGTTGGTTATGTAAAAATAACCGCACTCAGTACAGAAACTGTAACTCAGAATATTACCGATACTCAAGGAACATTAAATGTATCCTCTCCATTCACTATAACCAGATACATTAGTCCTGGTTTGTCTGGAACTGAGGGCCATCCAATAGGATCTATTTTATATACAGTTAATATATCTGGATATATTGATCCTGAGTTATCTGCAAGTGTTATTGATAATTCACTTAGAGCAAGTGGACTTTCTGATCCTAATAATTCTATAGCAGTTTCGGCAGGTTATCCTAAGAAAATTTCAGCAAATACATATGAAGTTGCTTTTGACATGGATAGTAGTCAAACTGCTGGACAAAGACAGGCAACATTTGTCAGAAGTTTCAATCTTACAATGACTGCTAAAGTGGCTTAACTTAAGTTGATAAATACTTAAAAATATAAAGAGGGGATAGTGAACCTCAGGAGATCTAATGGGCGTCAATAAGAATTTTGTAGTAAAAAATGGACTGGAAGTTGATTCTGGTCTGCTACTTGCTAATTCAGTCACTCAAAAAGTCGGTATTGGTTCTACTTCACCGAGAGCAGAATTAGATGTTCGAGGTGGTATTGCTGCAACTGATATACAAATTTCTGGTATATCTACAGTATTAGGAGAATTCAATATTGGACCAGGGGGTCTTACCCTAACTGCGATTGGTGGAAGTTATATTGGTATTGGAAGTGCTAATCCTGCTTACTTAGTTGATATTGCAGGTGCAGGATCAACAGCACTATATGTTGATGGTAATGCGGAAGTCACTGGAAAAGTAACTACTCCAAACTTAGTTGTTAGTGGCATTTCAAGTTTTGGGACGATACATGCAAATGCAGGTATTGTAACACTTTCCAGATTGAATGTCACTGGAATTACAACATTAAACAATTTGATGCTGACGGGAGTTGGAACAGCATCAACAATTCATATCAATGATGGAACCGCTACTCTTTCTTCTTTAAATGTTACTGGTGTTTCTACATTCCAAAGTAATGTTGATCTTGGTGATAATGACCAATTAAGATTTGGTGATAGTCAAGACTTACAGATTTTTCACAACGGAAGCAGTAGTCTTATCCAACAATCGGGAACTGGAAACCTTCTTATTACTAACACTAGTGATGATCAGGATGTTGTTATCTCATCAGATGATGGTTCAGGGGGAACTACCCAATACTTCCGTGCCGATGGTAGCACTGGTGAGGTTACACTTTCTTACTATGGTTCCGACAAACTCACTACCAAGTCTAATGGTATTGATGTAACGGGTCATACTGAAACTGATACACTAAGAGTTTCTGGTATTACTACTTTTACAGGTGAAGTAGACGCCAATGGAAGAATAGTTGGTGCTGCTGTAAGTAATGTAATTCCTTTCTTATATTCGGATTATTCTGATTTACCCTCAGCAATTACATATCATGGTGCTTTTGCTCATGTTCATAGCACTGGAAAAGCATTATATGCCCATGCTGCTAATTGGATTGAATTAGTAAACAAAGAAGTAAATGGAACAGTTGGACTTGGTACTGAAAGATATAACATAGGACCAGTCAATGCCACATCTTTATCAGTTTCTGGGATTACTACCGTTGGAATTGTTACTGGTTCCAATGCAGTTTACTATGGTGATGGTCAGTATCTCGAAAATGTAATTCGTGGTTTTGGTCTGAACAAAAATGGATCATTAGTTGGATTTGGTGTAACATACTTAGATCTGAGAGGAACTGGTCTTTCTACCACCTTCTATGACCCAACTGTAGGTATTGCTACTGTCTTTATTGAAGGCGGTGGAGGAGGTGGAGGAGGTTCCATCAGTATCAGTACTGTGGCACCAGGATCACCATCTCACGGAGATTTGTGGTATAGTCCCATTTATGCAAGAACATTCATCTTCTATGATGAATCTATAATTGGTATTGGTGGAACTGATGCACAATGGGTCGATGCTGCACCATTCAATACAAAGTTGGATGATGATTTAAAAACGGAACCAGGAAAAGCAACTTATACATTTGTTGCTGGTATTAATCAATCGCAGTTTGTAGTTTCATATACTGTTGGTTATATTGAAGTATATTTAAATGGTATTCGTTTAAACGATTCTGAATATACTGCAAATAATGGTAGTTCAATATTCCTGGCATCACCTGCAACTGTAGGTGATGTTCTAGACATTGTAGAATATAGAGTTGGTATCGGTAACACTGGTCCAGCTGGAGCACCAGGTCCTGCAGGTCCATTACCAAATGTTGCTAATAACACCAGTTCACAAACACAGTATCCAATTATTGTTGCTGGAGTTGGCACCACATTAGCATCAATTACAACAACCTCAAATTAC